CTTATTATCTTCAGATGACTCATACACAATCTACTGTCCAGAAATCAAATCAACAGGATCAGTCGAATTCATAAAGCGGAAACTACTAATATTTTTACAGTGTCAGCAGGTTTCTGAATATTTATTCAACTGCAGAACATCAAAAGTGAAGTCAAGCATCAATCCTCTCATTGGTGAGTTTAATTCATTGTTTGTCAGCAATATGACATTCATACCAACATTGTTTAAATTTGCGCTTGCATCTGTACATCCAGTTAATACTGACTCCTTTTACAGAATGGTTAAAGAGTCTTTTGGATCAACAAGACAGATAATTGAGAATGGAGGATCACTAGAATTGTACTTAATTGCTTCACACTTAAACAAAAATTACTGTGAGAGTATGTATCACACTCATACTGGGGGAATAAATGATCTGTCAAAAGAAGGAATTATTCACAAGCCCTATCATGTTGGTGAATATCCCATATTCAACCCATCACTAATGGTCATTTTTGGTCCGGAGTATCACAACTATCAGCTATACAGAAGAAATTGGGACACAATGAATCAAAAAGAGAAAAAACTCTTTATGTCATCACACAAAGTTGTTTCAGGGGGATTAATTGAGACTATGGCAGAATTCGAGGATGGAGACACTATATTAGGGGGGCTATTAAGGATTGAAGCCAATATTGGCCCAGTACGACAACTTGAAAGAATTAAAAAGCAAAGCATCCTTAGTCAAGAGGAACTATCAGCGATCATAGTCTCTAATCCACTTGCAATAATAACCAAGCCTAAGACGAGGGATGAAATAATTTTTAAGACATGTCACAAGTTGTACACGGTTGGCTCAAAAGAGGCATTGAAAAATTTGGCATCATCTATCTTCTATGGCCGGGTGTCTGCCACAGTATCTGCTAATGCCTTCTACATTCCTAATGGTTTTAAAGAATCCAAAACATATTTAGAATGCCTGAGGCAGCTGATTGATGTGGAATGTGATCTAACTCAAATAGAGGCTCAAATTAAGTTCCTTTATCCTAAGTCAGTTGATTATGATGTCTTTGTCAATATGAAAGAAGAGAGATTCTTGTACAAGGTTAGAAATCCATTTGAAATTCAAACAGTTCAGACACTAGTCACCCACAGAATATTTACAAAACTAACACAGCCAATCCCAGATTTAATGGAGTATAAGTGGAACATCAAAGAGATCCCAGATAACTTACAAACCAAAGTGAACAGAGATTTTAGCATAATACAATTTCACTATCCTTTGATTAAGGACACCTTAGAGCAAACTAAAGACCAATTCACCGGAGATGAGTTAGACAAAACCAAAGCTCTCTTACTCTTGATGTTGAGACTATACTCTCTGAGAGATAGAACATTCAAAGGAGTTATATTTGGTCTTGGGTCTCATGATATAACTAGAACATATGAAACACTGATAGAGAGGAATCAATCATTGTCACTAAGCAGTGAACTAACTGAAGTGACAAACTACCAAACAACTTACCATTCTTATGACAAGATTTATTGTGCATATAATCATCTTATTTTATCTAGAATGACATCTGACAAAATTAACCATGATCTCTGGAATGAGGTTGGAGCACAAGAGTTACAAATCTTCTTTCTTGATCCTGGGGTGAGTAGATCTGTGAAGAAAAGAGTTTTCATGAGTGCTATTTCAAACAGATTCATCACGAATGCTGAGGAATGGAGTGGGAGAGTCGGTGTCATATTACATTACTGGTTCAAGAAACAGAAATTAATTGATGGAGTTTACAAAGGTGACTTTAATCTCTGTCTATTCTCAGGTCATAAAAGACTAAATTGCTCATACAAGGAGTCATCCAATAAATATTTCTTTTCAAAATGTGGAGAGATGGAATCAGAAGAGCTTTATGATTTTTTTCAAGAACTATCCGAAATTATGGGCTTTGATCTCACAACTGAAAAGAATAAATTCACAGGTGCTGGGTGGGAGATTATTGATAAGAGAGTCCTCAAAGTGGTCAGTGGTGGATTTAAAATAAGTG